CACCAGATGTTGCGCCGTTTCCACCGCCACCCGTGCCGCCTTCAGGTGCTGAACCGCCAGAACTTGCACCGCCACCGCCACCACCGCGCACAACGGCTGAACCGCTAATGCTCGAGGAAAGGCCGTCACCACCAAAACCTTGCGCGTCTGTGTTGCCTGCTTCGCCTGCACCACCACCACCACCAGCAATACTGTTAGCACCAAGAACACCAGCGCCACCGTTGTAACCCTGTACAGGTGAGGCTGTGCGTGTGCCTGGGCCTGTGAATGCACCACCGCGGCCACCGCCCGATGAACCACCGTCGCCACCTGTTGAAGCGGTTGCACCAAAGCCACCACCAGTTGCTGTAATTGTTGATAATCCTGTGCCAGCAATAGAACTGTCTGAGCCTGCGCCAGCAGCTGCGCCACCTGCGCCAACAGTCACCGTATATGTAACACCCTTTGTAATTGACATTGGCGTTTCGTTTGAACCACCACCACCAGTCGTTTCACCAGACACCGAGTTGCGATAACCACCAGCGCCACCACCACCACCGTTAGATGTTGCGGCTACACCAGCGCCGCCGCCGCCACCACCTGCAATAAGCAAGTACTCAACTGTGGTTGGGATTGGGGCACCGCCACCGCTAAAAAAAATAGCAGCACTAGCACTTGTAAAATACAAGGTGCCACCTGCCCACGTGCCTAACGCTAGTGATGATGCGGTTGTTACGGTTGCTGTTCCTGCCGTAATTGTGCAAGTGCCAGCACCAATGTTTTGAATAAAAAGTGTGTCGCCCGCAGTAAACAAACCCGTGTTTACAGTTATGGTCGTTGCTCCTGCGTTTGACATGACAACGCGAGTGCCTTTGTCTGCAGCGACCAACGTGTAGGAAGCAGTTTTGTTGCTGACCGTTTGGTTGTAATCGTTGGCTTGCAACGCGTCCATTTGTGCAGCAGTAAGAATCTGCCCAGCGGTGAAATCTTGAATAGCCATAAGTGCTCCTTATCCTAAAACATTCTCGGCATCGAGTGTGCCATACAGCGCGTCGTCCAAGATCAACTCAAAGACGATCGTAGTTGGCGCGGTGCTGTAAAGGACGCTGTGGCCTGTGCTGAAATCCAGCCGATGCTCGATGCCCTCAATTGACAGCTCTTGCGCCAACTGGGTTGTGCCAGTACCGCTAGCAAACGTCTTTTCTACGCTGATGGTGTCGCCAATATCAACGGTTGCCAGGGTGTCTTTTTGGGCTGTGGTGAGCATCAGATATTTGGTTGCCACGGACGTGTAGCGCGGTTCGGGTTCTGGGTTCAACAGATAGTCGGCAGCGTTATCAATGCTTGTTTGTTCATGTAGCAGGCTGTTTGTGATGCTTGTGGTTTGAATAAAATAAGTTGCAATAGATCCTGCATCAATAGCGGTAGCGGTTTTGCCGTCTAGCCCTGTTACGACCGCGCGGTTGACTACGGCGTCAGCCTCAAAACTGATGCCCACCCCATCGTATTTATAGTTTGTGCCGTCATCATGAAAATCGGCTACAGGCGCGCTTAACGTGTTACCAATACGGTTTTGGAAAGTGAACACGCCAGCCCTTGATATAAACACACGCCCAAACTCGGCGGTCTCGTTGATCTGGGTGATGTATTGCAACACGTTTGTTCCTGCCGGCACGGTGTAATTGCTGTCATGTCCTAAGTTGACGGTGCCTGTGGCGATGCTTCGAGCGCCTGCTGGGAAGTCAACCTCTGGTAAATCTAGGACTGTTTCTATGCGTTCGCCTGATGTCTCTGGGGTGACGTTTAGTTCGTCTAGGAATGTTTGTGCGAGTAAGTAGAACTGGTCAGCGCAATACACGGTCACGGTGTCTAGACCGCCGAGCGCGAAGTTGTAGTCGTAGTTGACGACATAACCGCTAAACAATGATTCGGGCACATTGGTTGAGCTGTAACGGATTAGTCGTACTTCGCGCAACGGGGCAAGACCAGGCTTGGCTTGTGGGGTATCCCAAAATGGGCTGTTTTGATCGAACGGATTAAACACCCCTGTCACGTCTTGGATGGTAAATGTCATAGTGCCAGCGCTAAACTGGTCGCCTACGTCACGCCGACCGCGGCGAACATTGATATTTGTTACTGAATCCATAACGTCTGCAAACTCGCTTGTTCCGTCAAGCACATAAACCGTGTTATCAAGTACGCCAGAAATTGAGTTGTCAAGCACAAACGCGTCAACCTGAAAACCTGTGGCGATCTTCAAGTCATAATTGCCAGAGTCAACGACCGCTACGCCTGGCATTACGCCACCTGTAACTGCAACGGCCCAGCGGAGCGCGAGTAGGCGCGCAAGGCGTTAACGACCGATTCGCCGATCTCGGCACTCGTAGCAAGACCGCCTGTGACGTTGATAGTGATACCGCCACCGTTATTCATGCGCTCCAATGGCACGACTGCTTCTGGGCCTGCTTCACCGATCACGGCAAGCATTCCACCTGGCTGATCAACAATGCCACCGTTAGCCATGCGCGGAATACTTCTCGGTGCTGTTACAGCAGGGCCTCGACCGCCCAATTGTGGCACGGGAATAGTTGGTGCTTTTGGCAAATCAGGCAACAACGGAATTGAGTTGTACGCGCTAATAATTGCGTTGACCGCGCCGATTGCAGCGTTAACCATGCCAGCAAAGAACCCAATCACGGTGTTGACGATTGCGTTGATGCCGTCACGGAACCACTCAAACTTGTTGTACGCGGCAACCAAGCCAACGACAAGTAATGCGATGCCGGCAGCGATCAGAGCAAACGGGTTTAGCGCCATAGCGATGTTGGTGACCACGATTGCGGCGGCTACGGCGGCGATAGCGCCAGCAATTGCTAGGAACGCTTGTGGGTTGTCTTGTGCCCACATCGCAAACTTGTTCAAGATCGGTAACACGGCCTCGACTACTGGCAATAGCGCCGCGCCGATTGACTCTTTGGTTTCCCCGATGGAGTTAGACAAGATTTTCATTTTGCCTGCTGCGGTTTCTGCGCTTGCAGCGGTAGCACCGCCAAAGGTTCCGCCAAGCACGTCCATGATTTCGTTAAGGCTGGCGCCTTCTTTAATCATCGTTGCCATTTCTGGGCTTAACGATCGCAACGCCTTAAAGTTGCCTTGGTATGCCTTGGCGAGCGCGTCTGCAACGGTGGCGCTACTTGTGCCTGTGGCGGTGCTGATGTCCATGACGAGGTTCATGTCGCGCATGGCCATGTCCACATCTTTTGTACCGCGCACAAGTGCTTCTAATGCCAAGCGATACTCGGTGTCAGCAACACCAGACGCTCGAGACATTGCGCTGATCTGTTCCTCAACCTGTGCGGTCTGGGCTTTACCTGCGCCCGTCACATTTTGCAAAGTAAGCGCTAAAGCGGCCTGCTCTTGCTGATCTTCCATTGCGGCCTTGGTCGCGTCACCAAGCGCCAATGCCAATCCGCCCAGAGCGGCAGCTGCCGGTATCGCAGCCTTCTTAATTGCAAACTGGGCTTTTTCCCCTGTTGTCTCAAGTTGCTTAAACTGCTTAATAGCCTTTTTAATACCTGTGCCGTCAAACTCTGAAATGATCGGGATATTGATTGCCATTATGCGGTCTCTCTGTTCGCTTCTTCCATGACGCGCTTGACCAATTGCTCCATCTCGGACATGACATCATTTTGGCGTTGCTCGTACGCTTTCCACATTACTCGCGAACGACTGCCATAGCGTGCAGTTAGCGCGCGCCCTAGTGAGCCAGACATAGACGTGTCAAACATTGTGCCAGTTGCGCCTTTCCATTGAATGGCGAACGTGCCGACATTGGTCTTGTTTCCGCTGTACTCCTTGATCGCTCGAGTATTGATCTTGGCAGCGATCTTTTGTTTCATGCCAGGTATCCACGGCAAGATTTGGAACCCTGATCGGGTTTGCCAGTTGCGCGCCATACCAGACAGCGGTACGCCAGTAGGCACAAGTTTGTTTGCATCGTCAATAACAGGCTGGACGATCTTTTTGTAGTCCTTGGTGATTTCTCGGCGTAAAGATTTGTCAATCTTGTTAAGGGTCTTCAAGGCATCCTTAAGCCCTACGACCTCAATCTTTGCCGATACTTCCGCCACGTTATTTCCTTTTTTTGTTTGCCTCGTTAAGCACTTTAATGACCGTTGCCATATCTCGAGCGTCAAACACAATGTCGCTAGGCCACCAACCGACCGCGACCAATATCTCTGCTAGTTGGCGGCGGTAGGTGCCGCGTCCGTAGGGTTTGGGTCTGTCTCGTCCAGTACCGGCAAAATGTCGATGTCAGGGTTTTTGCTTAACCATTCGCGCCAGTTGTCACCAACTTGTTCGCCTTTGATTTTTAAGATCGTGTGCATCCAGCAGGCGTAATCCGAATACAACGGGTTTGCGGAGAGCTGTTGAATGTTGCGTCGCTCAAGGCGTTCCCATTCAGTAACCACAAACAGGTTCGTGTAGTAGTACTCGGGTGCGCTGTCGGGCGTGCGCTTTAACTGCAACTTGATTTTCATGTTTCTCCTATGTCGGCTTGGAGCCGTTGATTACGGGTTGGTGGTATCCAATGTCAGCGCGCCACCCATGAA